TAAATAATAATATGCATTTAGGCCGTAAGCCTCAAAATTTTACATAAAGGAAAAAGAAAATGGCATTAACATCACCAGGCGTAGAAGTACAAGTAATTGACCAAAGTCAGTATCTTCCAGCCGCACCCGGTTCTGTCCCGTTTGTATTGCTAGCAACAGCACAAGATAAAGTTGACCCTAACGGTGTCAGTGTTGCCGCAGCTACGACCTCGGCGAACGCAAATAAACTATATCAAGTTACAAGTCAACGTGACCTCGTTACTCTCTATGGTAACCCAACATTCTATACAAGTAGTAATGGCACACCGTTGCAGGGTTACGAACTTAACGAGTATGGTCTATTGGCTGCATACTCTTTACTAGGAGTGACCAATCGTTGCTACGTATTGAGAGCAGACATTGACTTAGCAAGCCTAGTAGGTACTACAGGTCGTCCAGTAGGATATCCAGAAAACGGTACTGTTTGGTTAGATACTACAGATAGTACATGGGGTATCTATGAATTCAATGCTACTACATCTAGCTTTGTATTACAAAATCCAATAGTTATTACTGATTCAACTGACATGTCAGCTGGAGTTCCAATACAGACTATCGGGTCTATAGGTAACTATGCCGTATATGCTGCTCCGCAAGAAGATAATGAGCCAGGAACTGTATCTCAGTTCTTCTATAAGACTACAAGTAATAATTGGGTTACAATTGGAAGTTCCCTGTGGAAGAATGATTGGCCTACGATTGAAGGTACTGAATCTAATCCAGTATTGGATGCAGGTGACACCTTCAGTATAAATCTAGACGGTGATGTCGCGGTCGCACTCACCGTACCTGATGCAGGCGGTGGCGTAGGAAATGTAATGGGAGTTGCAACTGAGATCAACAACTTAGGCTGGGCTTACATAAGTGCCGCAGTTAGAAATGGAAGGTTGTGTATATTTGAATCATATCCTGAGGACGCTATTTCACCTCCTAGATTTCTAACTATAAGCAACGGAACAGGAACTGCATTAGATGATATGGGAATCGATGCCGGAACATACTATCAACCATTGTTACAATGGGCCACTGCAGCACAACAACCATTATGGCAATCTAGTCAACAGTACCCTCGTCCTACAGGTTCTGTATGGATGAAAGCAGGCGGTACTGGGTTGAATCCGGTCATACAAGAATGGAGTAACATCACTGAAGATTGGGTAACCAAAGAAATCGCATTAGCACAATCTGATGAAGCAGTTAACGCAACTTTAGATCCTACAGGTGGACAAGCTATTCCTGCAGGAACAATATATGGTCAGTATAACTTTAACAATTCTTCTAAGATTACACCTGTTAACTTTTGGAAGCGTACTGCTACTGGTCCTACAGTAGTAACAGGTACAAATACTGCACCTGATTTCTCGGCACTAGGCCCAGATGCAACTGGTCCTTATTTATTGTATGTTAGTGTATCATCTCCTAACTCTAGTACATCTAGTACAGTGTACACTGTAACTATCAACGAGGGAGCTGATGCTAGTGATTTTGTAATTGCATGGTCAACTGCAGGCATTCCATACACAACTGCAACAGTTGCAACTTCAGGTGCTATACAAATTACTCACACTGAAGGGGGTAGTATCTCTATATTCGATGTTCTAGAATCTGGTACTAACAAAGGTCAGTCATGCGGTGCTTTAGTAGAAGCCGGTTTTATAGCAGGAACTACTGACAATGTAAAATATTACAATTCGGCAGTAACAACATTTAATAACATAGAGCAATCTGCTACTTCAGGTTCCGGAACTGGCTTAGAAATAACGGTTTCTACATCATATGGAATTTATCTTGCAAATTCATCACCTAATGCTGCAGGTTCAGGATACGCACTAGGTGAATTAGTAACGTTTGACGGAGCTGATTTAGGCGGCGAAACCGGTACTAACAACTTAGTATTAGAAGTTACATCGGTTGACATCAGTGGCGGGGTTACTAGTTTAACTTTTATTAGCGGTAATGCTGCTACAGTGTATGGAGTACTATTGTCTAATTGGGTAGAATTTACATATACTTCAAATGACGGTGCTCCTGCAGCAAATCCTCCTAATAACCAAAATTGGTTCTACAGCGTTGTTGATGAAGTTGATATTATGATTAACTTCAATGGTGCATGGAGAGGCTACAAGAATCAAAACTATGACTTGAACGGCTTCCCATCTCCAACAGGTGTAAATGCTACTGATCCAGCAGGCCCAATCGTAAGTGCTACTGAACCAACAACTCAAAGTGATGGTACTGCATTAGTCTTTGGTGATTTGTGGATTAGCACAGCCGATCTAGAAAATTATCCAGTTATTTATCGTTGGCAATCAGTCGGCGGCGCAAGTCAGTGGGTGTTGTTAGATAACTCAGACCAAACAAATCCAACAGGTGTGTTATTTGCAGATGCACGTTGGGCAACTAACGGTACAACATCAGTAACTGAGGATCCGATCCCAACAATTGCTAGCTTACTAACAAGTAACTATCTAGATATTGATGCACCTGATGATGCATTGTATCCAACTGGTATGTTATTGTTTAACACACGCCGTTCAGGATATAATGTTAAACAATTCAAGGCAAATTACTTTAGCAATGCTAATTTCCCTGGTGAGTCTTTACCAGTAGAAAGAGATGCTTGGGTATCAGTAAGCGGTTTACAATCTAATGGATCTCCGTATATGGGTCGTAAGGCACAACGTGCTATGGTTGTCGAAGCACTACGTGCGGCAATTGACACTAACACTGACTTGCGTGATGAAGATAACTTCTTTAACTTGATGGCTACACCTAACTATCCAGAACTACAACCTAACATGATTGTATTGAATGCTGATCGCGGTGAGACAGGCTACATCTTGGGTGACACTCCAATGGGACTATCTGATAGTGCTACTGACATTCAAGCATGGGCAACTAATGCAGCAGGTGCACTAAGCACAGGTGAAGAAGGTTGTGTAAATCGTAACACATACTTAGGTCTGTTCTATCCAAGTGGTATCACAAGTGACTTGAGTGGTAACTTAGTTGCTGTTCCCCCATCACACATGATGTTGAGAACATTCTTACGTAACGACACTATTGCTTATCCTTGGTTAGCAGCAGCAGGTACACGTCGTGGTATTATTGATAACGCCGCAAACATTGGTTATGTCAACAGAACAACTGGTGAATTCCAAGTGATTAAGACTCGCTTAGGTATTCGTGATGTTCTATACGTGAACTTCATAAACCCACTAGTGTTCTTCACTGGTCAAGGTCTATTGAACTACGGTAACAAGACAAGCTTCAATTCAAGCTCTGCACTTGACAGAACTAACGTTGCTCGTTTAGTGGCTTACATGCGTAGACAGTTAACATTAGCAGGTCGTCCATATGTGTTCGAACCTAACGATGCGTTTACTAGAGGACAGATTGCCAACACTATCGAGTCATTGTGCTTAGACCTAGTTGCAAAACGCGGTATCTATGACTATCTAGTAGTTTGCGATGAAAGCAATAACACACCGGCTCGTATCGATAGAAACGAGTTGTGGGTTGACGTTGCAATCGAACCTGTTAAGGCAGCTGAATTCATCTATATACCAGTGCGTATATTGAATACAGGTGAACTATCAGGGGCATAATTTATTAAGTGAAGCGCCCTTAAATGGGCGCTTACTAATAAAAGATAAATAATATTAACAGGAGAAATAAAAATGGCAATAGCCTCTCAATCATTGATTAACATGTCCGCTAGCGACATGAACAATGGAAATCAAACTCTATTGATGCCCAAACTGCAATACAGATTTAGGGTTTCATTCTTAAACTTTGGTGCTAGTGATGCACTAGAGTTAACACGCCAAGTTGTAGATTGCTCACGTCCTAACGTTCAGTTTGCTAAAATCACTCTTCCAGTGTACAACTCTACGATTTACATGGCAGGTAAGCACACATGGCAACCGTTGACAGTTAACATTCGTGATGATGCATCCGGTGTTGTTTCTAGATCCGTTGGTGAACAGTTGCAAAAGCAATTGGACTTCATAGAACAATCTAGTGCTGCTTCTGCAAGTGACTATAAGTTCATTATGGAAATCGACATTCTTGAC